GGTTTTTAAAGTAATTTTTCATGTTTTTTCCGTTTATGTTACCACAAATGTAATACGCAAACTATATTCAAATCACGATCCTTCTTATTTATAATCATTTAAAATAGTGGATACTAAAAATGAAGCACTATTAATAGTTAAATTTGCAACCATGATAAAAGATAACATATTACTCACTGGCTTTGTTGTTGCGCTTGCCTTAATGGTGATCATAGTCAATGTAAAGGAGTGCAACAAACCTGCGCCACCAGAGCCAGATCCAATTGAAGAAATTGATTCTATTAAATTACGCATTGACACGATCCAAATAACTAAAATTAAAACCATAACTAAACTTAAAACAAAAATCCAATATGAAACAAACATTATTTCTCGCACTTCTGACAATGGCCAAATTAGCATCCGCTCAAACCTCAGAGATTCCATTGACTTCTATTTGCATACAAGATAGCATTCACACACCAGTTGAACTATACAAAGCCGACAACATCCGCTTGAATATGTTATACCGTGAACTTCAACTTTGTGATTCGCTTCGTATATTAGAACTATATGAACTTAATGATCAAAAAGAAATTAGCGCGCAGCATAAAAAAAGTCTTGATCTTAAAACGCAAATGCTTAAAAATTCTGCTGCTGATACACGTGATAAAATTATGAAATTAAGACGAACCAGAAAGGTGTTATCATGGGCCATTGTGGCGGTTGTGTTTGAAGCCTTTATTATATACATAAAGTAATTTAATGAGATTAAAAGAAAAGAAGTGCAAAGGACAAAACAAAGCAATCAATTTCGATGGTTGCGGTGGGCTTGTGTTAGTACGTACGTATGGACTATGTTCGGTATGTTATGATAGTTGGTTAAAAACAACACCAGAAGGTAAAGAGCAACTATACAAACACGCACTAAAGCATGTCACAGTTATTCGTAAAATTAAGACAGAACAAAAAACCAAGAACAAAGAACTATTAAAAACACGCTCAGACTGGCAAAAAGATGTGCAGGTGAAAATCAATAAGATAATAAGGTTAATTGACCACGATCAAAAGTGCATTGCGTCCGGTAAGCATTCAGCCATTAACGATGCAGGCCATTATTATGGAAGATTGGCACACCCTACACTTGCATTCCATGCACACAACATCTTCCAACAGTCACGGCATTCCAACTCATACAAAGGTGGTGACGATAAGAGATATCGTGAAGGCCTTATTGATACGTTCGGTGTAGATTACTTAGATTGGATTGAGTCACTTCCTGCACACCCTTTAATTAAGTTGAACGTTAATGATTTGAAAGATTTGAATCTAAGGTTGAATGATTACATTAAAACAGTTGACAAAGTTTTGAGATCCCCAGAAGAAAGGATTGCAGAACGTAACCGGTTGAACGAGTATCTTGGAATCTACCAAAAAGAGTTATCTTATTATTTTAAATGATTACAAATAAGACCAAGTTAGTTTTGGATATAGTTTAATATGTATCTTTGCACTACAATAACGAAATAACAACATGGAATTTACAACAACAAACGAAGAATTTTATTCAACTGAAAAAGAAATAATGTTATCAATTTTTAGTGATTTTGTTTGGGCTAAAAATAGCACAATGGACAAAGCAGTTGAAATGTATGAAAAAATACCTGCATTTTTAGCAACTTACCCGTTTTGGGACTTACACACAGAACTTATTGTTGAAGGTAAGCCAGAATTTAAAGAAGAACTTTATAATTTTTAATACCATGAACCACGAATTAAACAACCTTGAAAATGACTTTAATCGTTCGCGTGATTTGTCATTGATTAACTGCTTTCTTGTAGCTGAAACTATCCCGCATGTTGATGGTGATAATCTATTGACTACATTCAGTAAGTACCAGGATTACGAGCAATATTTGATTTGCTGCCTCGAAGACAACCACGATATGAGAACACTATTAGACATAAGAATTCCAATAGGAGACTTTATAGATTGGGCAGTAGATAACGAGTTGAACTTTGAAGAGGATGACGACTTTAATCCATTTAGTAGTTATGGTCATTGCTCAGTTAGACGTGAGCTTGAATTTTATGATTACTGTAACGCAGGAAATATTGTATATTATCTAAGAGATGGAGGTAAAAGAAAAGTAAATTATACAAGATGAACGATATATTAGAAATAACACGAAAGAAACCATTTAGAGGCATTCAGAAGAGAATAGCAGAACAATTAGGTATCCATCAACAGACAGTTAACAATGCTCTGTTAGGTAGGATGGTAAGAATGAACCAAGAGACAAGAGAACAAATCATAAGTATGTTTAAACACGAATATTCAGAAATACAAAAAACAATTAAAAATTAAATTATGGCAATTATCGCAACAAGTACAGGAGCGTCGTCTAGACGCGAACCAATCCCAGCTGGAAGTTACGCAGCAAGATGTTATTCAATGATCCAACTAGGAACAAATGAAGAAACAATCCAAGGAGAATTAAAAAGAGTAAGCAAAGTTAGAATAACTTGGGAGCTACCGACGGAATTAAAGATCTTTAAAGAAGAAAACGGAGAACAACCTCTTGTGATAAGCAGAGAGTTCACCCTGTCTATGCACGAGAAATCAGCTTTAAGACAGTTTCTACAGTCATGGCGTGGTAAACAATTCACAGAGCAAGAAGCTTTAGCATTTGATGTCACAGCGCTAATAGGAAAGCCGTGTCTAATTTCAATCAGTCACAATGTTGCAAAGAATGGAAATACCTATGCAAACATAACTGGCGTAAACTTACTACCTAAGGGAATGGAATGTCCTAATCAAATTAACGAGAACCAAGTTCTTTCTTTTGACAACTTTAACAACGAACTATTTGATTCTTTACCTAGTTTTATCAAAGAAAGAGTAGCATCAAGTGATGAATTTAAAGCTATGTCAAAACCAAACGAGATTCCTGTTGACGAATCTGACGACATACCATTCTAATGAACAACCTCTTCCTTAAAATAACAGAAGGAAGTTTTGCTAAAGTACCTCAAGAGATTAGAGCACTTTTTGAGGTACTAAAAGCAGAGCCAGATGACGATGAGTTATTCAAAGGCGATGAGAATTTTAAAAAGTTAGTAAGTGACTACAGCAAAGCAAGTAGAGAACTAAGAAACTATAAATTCGATAAGCGTCACAAATGACATTTGATCTATCTAACAAAGATGACATAAGTAAGGCCAAGATTAAATTCGAAGCCTTGCTGTTATCTAATAAAAAAATTGAATTAAAAGAGATAAAGAAAAGAAGATCTCTATCGCAAAATAAATACTTTTATGTAGTAGTAACTCTCTATGCAATTGCGTATGGATCTACAGTAGAAGAAGCAAAGACGGACCTAAAAAGAGAATACGGATTAATATACACAAAAAACAATAAAAAATACCTCATAAGCAGCGCAGACCTTGATAGCCTTATTATGACAAATTTCATAGAGTACATAAGAACAAAGGCGGCAAAAGAATTAAACACATACATACCAACATCAGAAGAGTACTTAATTAATCACTTCTCGATAGACAAAGAAATAAACAGACACAAAGAATACATATGAATTTAAGAGAGACTAAAAAAGAACTTGATAAGCATGGTCAACTGCTGACGTCAATGGGCACATACATAAATGAGTTAGAAGGTTTTTTAAAAAAACAAGGTTACAAAGATGAAAGAATACTTCAGTTAAGAACTAAACACAGTTTAGAGAGCAAGAATAATCAATACATGCAAATTGCAAATGGCCATTCTTTGACATTTGAAATGATAATGAGCATAGTGTCTTCGTACTACCAAAGTGAACCAGAGAAGATACGTGGAAAGCTAAGATTTAGATCATTAGTTATACCAAGGCACATGTTCTGCTATCTGGTAAAGCAGTACATCCCTAACAGTAGCCTTAAAGAGATAGGGGTATACCTAAGTGGCAGACACCACACTAGTGTACTTCATGGCAGACAAACTATACAAACATTCCTTGGTTTTGATAAGCAGATTCAAAGAGATTATTCTAATATAATCGACTTGATGAACGAGCAAGAGATACTTAAGTAGTTATCTAAAATCATTATAAATAAGCTGTACCTAGTTTTGGATATAGTTTAATGTGTATCTTTGCGTTACAATAACGAAATAACAACATGAATAACACAGCAAAAAACACAAAAACGGTAAGAGAATTTTTAGACTCAGAATGGGAATCTAACGGAGGTCACGTCACAAAAAAAACTATACTTAACCACGCTTGCGATAGATTAGGAAGTTATCAAACTTACGCATCAATAGAGGGAATGTACATGGCGGTTTATAGCTTTTGGGATCACAACGTAGAGTCTCTTGACATTTCAGAAAATGAAAAATGGGTAGGTTATGAAATTAGAGTAGATGCTGACAAAGCCGATTGGCTTATGAGAAACTACGGTAGAGATACGGTTCGTTTAATTGTGCCTCAATGGGTTATGAATATACAAGCAAAAGACATGTTTCATGCTAAAAGCTTATTTAATAAATACTTACAAAGATTATAAATTTAATACATGGGCAGTGTAAAAGCTGCCCTTTTAATCACACATAAATAAAAACAATATGAAAGAAATGATTTGTAGAGTAGGCACAATGATGATGCCTTTAGGTTTCATGGTTTCACTTGTAGACCAGCCAGTGTACGCAAGTATCACGTTTTTAATTGGGTTCATTTCAATGCTTGAACTTATAAGTATAAAAAAAAATAAAAAAATTAAACTTAAAGGTTAACAAAATGAATATACTAGAGAAAGCAAATGAAATTGTAAACATAAGATCAGAAGAAAAAGAGAGAATGTATGGACCATTTGAAGAAGGAATGGAAAGAGCAGCTCTTATATTGTCTGGCATGTTAGGTTACAAAGTTAACGCTGAGCTTATGTATAGCGCGATGGTAGCGCTTAAACTTTCAAGACAGTCTTATACACATAAAGAAGATAATCTATTAGATGCTGTGGCTTATTTAGGTTCCTTAAACAACTACATATCAAATAAGAAATGAAAATAGGAATGATAGGAATAGTGACTAACCTAAGTACTAGGTTAAGTTCGCATAATGCTGGATGGACTTTAGTTTGCAAGTCAGTATTAGAAACTAAATTTGGAACATCAGTAGAGGTATTAGATAACAAATGTGATTACAGCACATATGACATCCTAGTTATAAACGAAGGAGTTAATTACAAAGAAGGATCTTTTAATTTCTTTGGAGGAGTTCAAGAGAAACAGATTGAATCTTTAGTTAAGTTATCTAACTACAAAGGCATAACGTATTCTGTAAATTCTAAAGTAGACTACAACGCTTTATTGACTAAAAGAAAAGAGTTAAGGCATTTAGATCTTTCTTTTCCTGTACCTGAGGTAATAGACTTATCTAAAGTAAACAGCAAGTTAGTACTAGGTGACAGCCATTCTCTTTCAGTGTTTAAACCTGGCTATAGCATAAGCAGAAATGATGGTAAAACTTTACATGGATTTCTAAAAATAGGAATAGAAAAATTTATAAAAGAAGATACTACAGATTTAGTGTTTTACGCTGGCAATATTGACATAAGATTTCATACTCATAACCATGGTGGAGAAGAAGCAATAAAAAAAATGTCAATAGATCTATTTAACCAAGTAAGTAAGTTGACAGAGAAAGGAATAAAAGTAACTTTAGTGCATCTTATACCTTGTGAGGATGAGAGTAGAAAAATACCTGGAACTGGAAAGTATAAAGGTGAAAATTTCTTTGGCAGTAAAGAAGAAAGAATTACCTATGTGAACTATTTCAATAGCCTTATTGACAGGATAGCAATTAAATTAAATTTAGATGTAATCTCTTGGCAATTTGATTACGAAAATGGACTGTCTTTTGATGACATGGAGGCTAAGCAATCTGTTCACATAAGACCTAGTTCTTACAAATACATTAACCAATTAACTAAAGAAAAAAATGATACAGGAATTCTTAAACTATTATAAGAAAGCAAACATGATGCAAGAACTAAAGTTCGAAGGAGGATCGTGGACAAAAGAAGACGTAAACGATGATCTAGTTTGGAATGTACCTATCTATGATGTTGTGAACAGAAGATTTGCAGCCTTTAGCTCTCTACTTGAAGCGGTAAAGCTAAACGAAAAAGATCCAAAAGGAAATGGCGTTTATTTTAAAGCTATAGATGGTAGGTTTTACGAAGACGACTTCATGAAACTGTGCTACTTATTTAGACTATGCGGATCTGGAATAAATTACAAGCCCAAGCAAGCCGGTGAAACTCCTTTTGGAACTCATGGTTTTGGCAATTTCTGGGTTGTAGATCAACTGAAAAATGGTTTTACAGACTACCAAGATTGGATGCGTTCACTTCCTCAAGATAAGTTTTGTGATGTCAAGGGTTACCTTCTTCCTATGATAAAAGGTGGATTAAGAAACTTCATATTAAATGAGGCAGAGGGATTAGTAACTTATTTAATAGACTTCATGATTAAGAATAGAAAAGTTGGAATAGAAGATGTGGTAGACGAAGGCAACTCGTGGCTCATTAGAAAAGGTTACAAAAGACAAAACTTTGTGCTAACTGCTTTTGCTATGGATATGGCAGAATACTATCCAGCGTTAGTAGACAGAGATAGTGATACTTACGTAGGTTCTAACGCAAAAAAATGCCTTAAAATGATACTACCTAACATGAAAAATAATGAAGCGCTTAGGCATCTATGTGACATATCTGGTGGCAAATCTAAACCATACGACATGGAGGATGTTGCTTGTGATTTTATAAGATACATTGAAAACTTCCAATCTAAAGACCATTTAATTTTAAACAACAACACAACTTACACAAACAATGTTCATAAATAAACAAAAAGGAAAAGAAAACAAAGATCTAAATGACAAAGATCTTAACTACTACTTAGAAATAACTAAAGATTTTAAGTCTTCGTTAGGTGATTTTATAGTAGATGAAGTAGATGGCTTTAAAGTAATAGATGAATCTAAAGCTTGTTCTGTTGGCTACAAGGCTCGTGCTGGAGAATTTCTAATAAAAAGACTAGCAGAGCAAAATGTAAAAGAAGTAGTTTACGTTCAACCTAGAAGAGGTTTTGCTGGTATTTCTTTATCTTGGTTATGTAAAAAGTACGGAATCTCTTTAACTCTAGTGATGCCATCTTCAAAGGAAGTAAGTGATCATCAAGCTTTATGCATACAGTACGGAGCTAAGCCTTTGTTTATTAGAATCGCAGCTATGCCTAACGCTAACTCTATTGCAAAGAAATATGCAGAGAAGGTATCTGCATTCTTTATACCACTTGGATTGAACCACAGCGACGTGATAGCTGGTGGAGTTAGATCAATTTACGATTACTTTAAAGACAAAGAGAAACCTAAGACTATGTGGACAGTTATTTCTACTGGAGTATTGGTTAGAAGTCTTCAGATAGCACTTCCAGATACTAAATTTAAAGCAGTAGCAGTTTCTAGAAACATACAGCAAGGAGAATTAGGAGCAGCAGAGTTCTACTCTTACCACAAACCATTTGATTCTAAGTCTGATTTGATTCCTAGTAAATTTGATTGCGAAAGCAGTTACGATTCAAAAGGATGGGACTACTTAAACAGATATGGCGAAAAAGGAGATTGGTTTTTTAATGTAGCAGGAGAAGCTGAGCTACCTGTCATTGACAAGAAGGCAATAGTTTCTTACAGAGATTGGAACGACTTAAAAGATTTTAACAAATATGGAATTTAATAACGCACAAGAAGCATTTGAATTTCTCTACGATGAGATTTCAAATAAAGGAATAGACTACTCTGGCACTAAATGCCTACACAATTTAGGTTTCAACATACTTAATCCACTTGAGAACATAGTAGAAACTAATTGGAGAAACTGGAAGTCTAACTACGCTGAGTTTGAATGGCAATGGTATTTGTCTGAAAACCCTAACGCAGAAGAAATTTCTAAGAAAGCAAAGATATGGAAAAACTGTATGGACGAAGATGGAAACGTTAATTCTAATTATGGTTGGCAATGGAGCAGAGGCAATCAACTAGGATATGTCATAGACGAATTAAAGAGAAACAGAGAATCAAGAAGAGCTTCAATCTCGATTTATGACGCTAAAGATAGACACAACTTTGACAATGACACTCCTTGTACTTATGCTATAAATTTTTTTATAGTTGAAAATAAATTAAACATGAGTGTAATGATGAGATCTAATGACCTTTGGTACGGATTCTGCAATGATCAATATTGCTTCTCTAAGCTACAAGAGATGATCTCTAAGGAACTTAAAACCGAAGTAGGTAGTTACTATCATTTTGTAAATAATATGCACATATACAACAATTTTTTAAACAAGAAATAAAATGAACGGACAAGAAGCATTTATAGTAAGTAAAATAGGACCTTATGATGGGCCTTTTGAAAACAACATCACGACTTATAAGCTTAAAATAAAATCAGGAGAAACAGTAGTTTGGCACGAAAATGGCAAGAGAGGTATTAAAGGTGATGTAGGTGACACTATACTAGGCCTATGGATAACTAATGGAAAGCCTAACTACAAAATGTCTAAAATAATAAACAAACAATTAAAATTACTTTAAAATGAAATTAAAAAACGAACTACAGCCAATAAGAGATTGGGCAGAGAACAAAGGCATCTACGAAAAAGGAGATGTAAAAACACAGACAATAAAGCTTTTTGAAGAAGCTGGAGAGCTATCTAAATCAATACTAAAAGAAGACTATGATGAATTCGTAGACGCTATAGGTGATTGTGTAGTAGTGTTAGTTAGCATAGCGGAACTTGGCAATAAGTTCTTTGACAAAAAAGACATCACAATTGAGCATTGCATTAACTCAGCTTACGAAGTTATTGCAAAGAGAAAAGGCAAAATGCAAAACGGCACTTTTGTAAAAAATGATTAGTCACCAAAGCTTTATGAAAATAGCGTATGAGATCTCAACAAACTCGTACGCTAATAATAAAAAAGTAGGATGCATACTAGTTAAGAGCAACAACATAATAGCCATAGGTTATAATGGAACTGCTTCAGGGCTAGACAATCAATGCGAGGTTGATGGAATAACAAATAAAGAAGTTATGCACGCAGAGAGCAACGCAATAGCCAAATGTGCTAGCAGTTTAAATTCTTCTAAAGATTCCACTATGTATTGTACGCTTTCTCCATGTATAGATTGTTCTAAATTAATAGTGCAAGCTGGAATAAAAAGAGTATTTTTTAAAGAGCAATATAGAAACACAGAAGGATTAGAGTATCTTGCTAAAGTTGGAATTGAAACAATAGAACTTATTGATTAAAATAAATGGGTGAATCTTGCGATTTGCCCATATTCTTTAGAGTGCAAAAACCCTTCAATTGCTTTGGGTGCATGTTGGTATCCGTTCCGATGATGCCATGAGTCTGTTCCACTTGGTGACCTTAAACTTTCAACTGTCACACCTTGATAATCTTTTGAGGTCTTATGATGCACGTGGTGCGTGTAAACATACCGGTGTTTAGTATTACCCCAGTCATTAGATTCCACTGCCATCAACAAGGGAAGATCCTGAGCCTTTGCGCCATCGCCGTGTGTGGTTCCAATTAATGAAGTACCATAAGCAAAATACTTTCGGTGTGCAATTGAACAATCAAAGGTTATATTCTTGTTATTACGGAACCATGAACTGATGCAGTCGGCCAAGAAGAAACCCGATTGGTAATCGTGGTTTGATGGATTAAAAGTGAAATGTACATCAGCAACCGGAATAAGCATTTCAAGAACATCAACATACACTTGTTTAGCTTTAAGGAAATTACTGTACCACATTCCATCCGTATCTTGAGGTGTTCCGCTTGTTGTTTGTCGCTTTGGATTGTCAATATGTAAAATATCGTTACCACCGATGAATAGTATCTTATCTATGTTATACCCTTGTGACTTATCAATGATGCCTTGCACACCCTCTAAAACGCGTTTAACGGCTATGTTTGTATCATAGTCTTCACCAGTCTCAAATGCCTCACACAATTTACCAATGTGAACATCAGCAGGATCAATAACTAATAGGTGACCATCTTTTGATTTATTCCTTTTTATTGTAGGGTACTTTGGTGAATAGCTTTTTAATTCTGCAACTAATTTGTCACGAATTTTGTCGTATGAAACCGCACCTTCATAGTCTGGATTAGTGAAGAATAGCGAAGTGTCTTTTGTTTTTACCCATCCATGTTTTACATCTTTGGTTGGAACACCTGCATCTTCACAATACTCATTTACCTTTGATTTGTAGAAAGAAAAGTGTTGTTTAATTGTCAGCGGTGCTTTGCCAACAATGCCGCTTA